TGAGTGCTACCTCTGCATCTCCAGAATCAAACGCCATGGCTTTATCTAAAATATTTAATTCTAAACCTTGTTCATCTGCTTTTGTAATCGCAGTTTTAAGAGCGTTAGCTCCAAATGCATAACCTATAGGTTTCACAACTTTACCAACAGGTTTTAAAATTTTACCTGCTCCAGACATTATTTTTCTAAAATCAATTTGTTTTTTTATCGCTATTTCTTTTGCTCGTTTTAATTCTTTAGGATTCATATCTTTAATAGGTTTGTCTATAAGATCAGCATCTTGTTGAATTAAAACTGGATCTCTATCGGGCAATAATGTTTTAGTATCATCTTTTCCAAAATAAGAAAGTTTTTCATTTAGAGGGTCTTTAACTCTAAACTCAGAATATCCTGCAGTTGGACCCTTAACTATCTTGCCGTCTTTTTTTATATAACCAGAGGCTAAAGCCATACCTTCAGTGTTTAAATCATTTATTCTTTGAACATAATTTTTAGGTTTAGCTTTAATTAATCTATCTACTTCTTTTTCAATTATTTTTATTCGTTTATCATTTTGAGATCCACTAGAGTTTAAAACTTTTTCTAAATAAGCTAAATTATTTAATTTAACCATTCTGTTTTTAGAAGCAACATGTTGTAAACTAGCCCCTTTAGTTCCTTGAACTCCTTCTGCTGCTTCAAAAGTTGGGTTTGTTATTTTTTTCATGTCTTCCATTCTAATCGCATTGGCATTTGCTTTTGGAGATGTTTTAATAACATTACCTTTATTTTTAAAATCATTAAGTAATACTCCATTTATACTTGTAACAATTTTATTTGCAGTTTTAGGATCTACATTAGAAAAATATCTTTTTACAAAAGTTGCATTAGGAACTCTTTCTTTTGCAGATAAATAAAAACCACCCTCTTGATGTTTGAGTATCTGTTTTTTAAAATCTTTCATATAAGATTTTTGTTTTGCAGGTGATAAAGATTTAAATTGATTTTTATAAAAATTTGTTCTTGATAAAGCTTTAGTAACGTTAGATCTAAACTGATCAGGAGATAGTTTAACTCCATCTATAAATTCACTTACGTTTAGTTCTTTAGCCAACTTTCTAATCTCTGCCATACTATAAACTTTACTAAAAGTTCCAGCAGCAGTTCTAATTTGTGGAGTTCCTTTTGCTAACATCTGTCTAGTAGCTGGACGCGTGAGGTACGCCATCATCTGATTGTATTCGTGGATCTTCATTATACCTTTAATATGCTAGCTAGCCCGCCGCTTGCCGCTCGGACTCTGCCGCCTGTTGCTATGTCATCTCTACCTGAATAACCTTTTCTTTTTAGTGCTTCAAATAACTTTGTAAAGTCTCCTGCATTTAAACCTTCTGCATAAAGTTCCATAAGCTCTTCATCACCTGTTGACTCTATGAAATCTTTATAGCTGCCATAACTACCATTTGCTAAACCAACCCTGCCGCCTGTTGCATTTGGTTTTCTACCTTTTGGATCAAAATCTTTTAATACTTCTTCCTCTTCAGTTTTTTTTACTAGATCTAATAACTCATCATCTGTTAATCCTTTTTGCGGATTAGTAGGTATCTCAATATCGAACAAACCTTCTATCTCTAACATTTGATCCATGTCTTTCATACCGCCACCTCTTGAATCTATTTCAATCATCTCTTCAGCAAGGTTATTAACATCTGATATTGCCTCACCAAAAGTATCTGTGAATATATCTATTGGATCTTTCTTACCAATCTCAATTCCTTTTCTATCTAATATTCTTCTAGCTAATGCTCTTGTAATTCCTGTCGCCGGGTCCAAGGATCCACCTGGTCTTCTTGGATTTAAAATTTGTTCGAGATCCCCCATAGGGTCATCATCTGAAAGTCTAAACTCTTCTGCATCTGCTTGATTTAAATCATCTATTGATTTTTGAATTTCAGCTATATCTTTTTCAGCTTCTGATAAAGGTTTCATATCTTCAAGGGACGCGATGCCTTCTTCTTTTTTTGTTGTCTGTCTTACCAAAGGAAGAACTGTTCCTTCTTTCTTACCAGGTTTACCAACTACTGGTTTTTTAACTTTATCAAAAACGTTTTGAATTTGTTTTTTAAGTAGTGGTGTTACCTTACCAAACTGTTGCTCTGCAAATTTAATTGCTTGAGGTATATTTCTAACTCCTCCAGATCTAACTAAGTTAGTTAGTGCTAATAAAAATTTTGCTAGTGGTCCCATTAGTAATATGTCCTTTTTGTTTTGATGATCTCTTCATCCTTATAATCTTCTGGGTGGGGGATTAATCCTCCCTGTCTAAATCGCATTACCGCTTGGGTCATAGAATCCACCAAGTCATCATGATCGCCATAGGGAAACGCTGCGCATTCCTCAATGACTTCTTCTGCAAACTTATCGTCTGTGGACCATATCATACCAGATTCAAAGAGAGGTGCAACTGAATTAACACGGGTATGTTTATCGTTTCCTTTTGATGGGGTAAAATTTACAACTGGTATACCCATAGCTCTAAGCTCATAAGTTAGGGGTAGACCTGATGCTTTTGCTTCAACTAACACTGTCTCCGGATTCCAATAGTCATATTGTTCTTTTGCAACGCGACGAAGTTCGGGAAACTCGTATCTACCTTTTAATGAATCTAATAATATCAAATTAGCAGGATTGTCTTCATTCTCTCGAAACACGCCCCACGTTGTAATAGCAGAGTAATCCGCTGTCTCCTTTTTCATAAACGCTGTATCATAAGATTGTATCACATGTTCTAATTGTGGCATCTCATCTTTATCCCACCTCTTCCACCACTCACGTTTTATAATAGCACCTTCTTCAGAGGTAGGGTTTTGCATCCACTGCGCGTTCCACTTACCAACCGATAGTGAAGCTTTCACAGTTTCTAGCTCCTCGATCTTCCAATACTCAGGCCAGACTGGTTTATTAGATGGCATGATAGCAGGAAACTCAATCAACTCCCACTGATCTGACTTTGCTTCTTTTTGATGTTTTAATAATTGTCCTGTTAAATCTTTAACATTCCATCTTGTCATTACACAAACGATCGCTCCACCTGGCTGCAACCTTTGATGTGGACCAGATGTATACCACTCGTACGCACGTTCCAATGCTGTTAAGTTCATAGCGTCTTGCTCCGAGTGTGGGTCATCAATAATTAGAAGATCAGCACCACGACCTGTTATTGCACCACCAACACCAGATGCAAAGTATTCACCACCTTGTGCAGTTTCCCAGCGCCCCGCTGCTTGACTATCTTCTCTTAATCTTGTCTCAAACACTTGCTTATATTCATCAGAGTCCATTAATGTTTTAGCTTTACGCCCGAATCTAATTGCTAGTTCACCGGTGTGAGTCGTTTGAATAATTTTTAATTTAGGTTTACGCCCGATCATCCAGGCGGGCAGCAAGGAGCTAGCGAACTCGGACTTGGTATGTCTTGGTGGCATGTTGACAATGAGTCGTTTGATTTTGCCATCTGCTATTTCGTTAAATTTTTTTGCAATAATTTTGTGATGACGACCTTCAATGAATTCTGGCCACATATGTTTTGCAAATGAAAGAAAGTCATCTTTTACTTTCAAAATCTTTTTCTTTTCATCTAGTTTTAGATACATCTTCATGAAGTCTTTCTTCACGTCAGGAGGGAGCTTCTTAATTTTTTCTAGGTCTATTTCCATATATTTTTTTGCAAAATTTTTTTAAAGGTGCTTTTGGAACCCATAACGTTTTTATAGGCTAAAACTCTCCAAATCAAGCAATAAAGTGTAAGTCTTGGGACCCCTTTTTTTGTATACTAATTAATTAAATATATGTTTTGCAAAATTGCGGATTGACTTGGTACCTCTATGGATTGTGGTTGTGCGCCTGCTTGCGAGGCGCACACTCTGTGTGTTCTGTTAGTCTAGCAATACATAGTATTGTTCAGTAAAATATTTCTGGAACCAGTCCAAACCTTTACGCATTGTGTCATAGTCTTCTGCCTGTTCTGCACCTATGATTGTATCATACACAGCAACAGCAAACCAAGGCAATAACGCTGGCTCATTACTAAATCTATTAGTAACAATAACTTCTTCTTTAAAGCTATCTGCTTTCTGTCTGGTATAATCTGCATTGAATGGCATCTTATATT